CGTTAGTTGCTCTTCCTTAATAGCAACTAACGCCCTGCCGGTGGCGCAATACCGGCGTCAAAGATAAAATGAGGAATTTAACATGGCAAAATTCTTTAAGAATATTAAATGCGGGGTTATCGAAGAAGTCGAAAACAAGGACGTTATTCGCATGATGGAAGAGTCCGACGTTTACGAAGAAGTCGAAGACCCAGCAAAGGCCAAGGCAAAAGCCCCAAAGGAAGAGGCTCCGAAGGAAGAAACCCCAGAAGCTGAAGCCCCAAAGGCCGAACCTAAAGCCAAGAAATAGTTTGGAGCCAAGATGACCGAAGAGCAAAAGACAAGAATCAAAGGCTACGTTAAGAAGATTAACGAGGCCGCCGCCGCGGCAGAGAATGCCGGTATATTGGACTTCTCTATCGATGAGGTCGGCGATCGCGTATTGCTTTATCTTAATCGTACCGACTTGCCTGAAGCTACCGAGCGTATCGTCGCTCGCATCGTCTCGGGCATTTTCAACCAAACCGTCAATACCATTTCTTCAACGTCCGCAGACGCGGCTATTAGCTCAGTAAGCGACAACGGCCAGTCCGTCAGCTTCTCGAACGAGGTTAAGAACTATCTTGCCACGACCGAGGATAACGAACTGTTCGCTGGCTTCTCGAAGCTCTTAGCTCGTTACAGGAGAATCAATGTTGTGGCGTGATTCGGCGAAGGATGCAATCGCCAAGGCGTTCTACGACAAGGTGATTGTAGTTCTTAATTCGACGACCACCAAAGATTCAGAAGGCGGTATTGTACGCAATTCGCAGTCCGTTAAAACATCGTTCAAAGGTAATGTGAGATTTAATGACCTCGGAGAACTTCAGGCCGAATTGGGCTTAGTTGAGTCCATTGATATAAGCGTCACCTGCAACACAAACGCAGAGATAGAGCTCAATGACATTTTTCGGTACAATAGTCAGCTCTATGTTGCTACAAACGTGATACCGAGCGACTCGCATCTCACGGTAATAGGAAAGAAATATGATAACAGCCAAAATTGAGGGATTAGATAAGACGCTTGGGCGTCTCTCCAAGCTCCCTTCTGGCTGTCAAAGTAAACTCCTAGCCGCCGTCAATAAGGCCACTGGCGTGGTAGAGGCAAGCGCGAAAGCGTTCTGCCCTGTCTCGCCCGGAGGCGGTAATCTGCGCGGATCTATCCACCCTATCCCAGCGAAAGTCGAGGGAGATACGGTTGTCGGATATGTCCATACCAATGTCGAATATGCAATCTATGTGGAGTTCGGCACGGGCAGACGCGGAGACGGCAAATACCCATATGAAACGAAAGAGAATCTGACATATGACCAAGATTGGCCGGGCATGGTTCCGCAACCGTACTTGGGCAGGTCACTGAATACGAACAAGAAAGCCATTCAAGCGATCATTCGTAGTGCAACATCGAAGGCGGTAGATAATGTTTAACCCTAAGCCAGAAATCTATGAGAAATTATGCGAAATCGATGGCGTCGACGTTTCTCAGAGCTCGCAGAATATCTTTAACAATGTGCCAGCAGTTACTTATCGCATAGATGGTAACGCGGCCGAGTACTACTTAGAAAATGGCATTGCGTCGCAGGAGATTCGTTGCACGATTGATATATTTGCGGAAGATAGCGTGACGGCTTCAAACATCTTGGTTCAAGTCGAGGCCAAGATGCGCGAGTTGAAATATCGACTAAATAACTCTCTCGACGTTCCTGCGCCAGAGGGAGCCTTGTACCACATCAATGCGACCTTCGTCGGTCTTCGTTGATGTAAGGAGAAAATAACATGGCTGGAATCCAAGCTATGGCTACAAGCCTTAAGATGGTCAAAAGCGGCTCAGAACAAGCAGACCTCGTTATTGCTCACATCACGAGCATCGGCGAGCAATCTTCTGAGGCTGAAGAAATCGACGTAACTACGCTCGATTCGCCAAATCGCTCTAAGGAGTTTATCCAAGGCGCGAAAGACCCGGGAAGCATCGAAGTCGCAGTCAATAACTGCTTCGACGGCCAAGTCGAAACTCTCCGCTCTGTCTATCAAAGCGGCGCAGTTCGCGAATGGGTTGAAACCTATCCAGATGATGCTGGCACGCTGACTTACAACGGTTACATTTCCGCTCTTAAGTTCGGCGAAGCTACTCCAGATGGCTTAGTCACTGCTAACTTCACGATTCGTCTCTCTGGCGAACCAGTTTACGCTGAAGCTTAATCACAACCTCTTGGGCGCGGAGGCTAAATGCGCCCACCTAGCAATTTAATCAAGGATGATTTCCATGGAAGAAACCACGAAGCTCAATTATAAGGGTTCCAATATCGCAAAAGCCGAACAAGAGTATGGCGTTAAATTCTTTAACGTTATCGAAACTCTGAGCGGCAAGAAAGGCGAAAACAACATTGGCATGGTCGACCTGCTCTTCTTATTCCGCGCAGGTGGCGGTACTGAAGAACAATTCGACAAGCGCGTTATCGACGATGCTGAAGGCATTATGTTGGACATCATGGAGGGCTTGTCTGAGTCCGGTTTTTTAGGCAAGAAGATGAAGTTCGACAGAACGAAAGCAATGACGGAAATCGAGAAGGCTTTGAAAGAAGCCGAAAGTTAGAGAGCTTCACTGAGGTTTGGCGCGATCTAGAGGTAACCGCCTTTGAGATTGGGCTACACAAGGCTGAATTCTGGGAATTGAATTTAGCTGAATTCCAGCGGTGCGTTAAGGGCTACGAAAGACGCCTGAAGACGCAAGCGGACATCATAGATACGTTGAACCACACATTCGGGCATTATATTATCTCGGCTATTCACGAGCCGAAGAAGTACCCAAAAGAGCCGAATTGCGTAGCTGAGAGAAAGCGTAAAGCGACAATCTCGACTACTGATGAAAGCCGCGCCGCACGGGCGAAGCGATTATACGGAAAGAGGAAAGATGGCAACAGAAATTGACGATCTTCGAGTTAAAATCACCGCGGACGCTTCGGGCGTAAGCAAAGGAACCACTACCGCGAAGAAAGAGTTGAGCGGCTTCGCTCAAAGCGCGAATGGTTCCCTTGGCGCTATTTCAACCAAAGCCGTAGCGGTTGGCAATATCATCGCAAAGGTTTTCATGAAAGCCTTCCAGGCTATCACGGCTCAGATGAGTGACGCTATCAAGCGCGTAGATACACTTAATAACTTCCCTCGCGTAATGCAAAATATGGGCATCAGCGCAACGACCGCGCAAAAGTCCATCAATTATTTGCAGGATAAATTGCAAGGTCTCCCGACTACTCTAGATCAGGCGGCTAATGCTGTTCAGCGTTTTACTGCCTCGAACCATAATCTAGAGGCCTCGACTAAGATGTTTGAGGGCGTGAACAATATGCTTCTCGCCAGCGGACAAAGCGCCGAAGCAATGGCGGCCGCACTCGAACAGCTTAGTCAGGCGTACGCTAAAGGCAAGCCAGAGATGCAGGACTGGAAGACGCTCTTGCAGACTATCCCTGGTCAGTTAGGACAAGTCGCCCAGGCCATGGGCTATGTTGATTCATCCGCTCTCTATGCCGCATTCCAGAGCGGTAAGGTCAACATGAATGATTTCATGAAGACGGTCGTCAGACTGAATAAAGAAGGTGCAAACGGGTTCGCATCATTCGAAGACCAGGCACTCGGCTCAACGAACGGTATTCAGACATCTATTACGAACCTCAAGACGGCTATCACGCGCGGTCTTGCGAATATCATAGATGCTATCGGGCAGACAAACATTGCCCATTTCTTCAAGGGAATTGCCTCAGCAGTTAGCACGGCCGCGAATTATGTTGCGGCCTTCGTGCGCGTTGTTTTAACAGCTATCAATGCCCTTCGAGCGATTTTTGGCCAGGCTCCGCTTCAATTCGGCAACACCAAGAACGCGGCGGAAGATACTGCGAGCGCCGTCAATAGCATTGGCAGTGCGGCAAGCAACGCGGCGGGCGACATAGATGACGCCACTGGTTCTGCGAAGAAACTTGCGAAACAGCTCGCAGGCTTCGACGAAATGAACGTCCTTAAAGAAGAAGATTCTGGCTCTGGCGGCGGTTCGGGTGGAGCCGGAGGCGCTAACCTTGCCGGAATTGACCTCGGCGCACTGGACTTCGGCGAGATTACCGACCCAATTCAAGAGGCGTACGACAAGCTTATGGGATTATTCGGGAATCTTGACCTCTCTAAGTGGCACAAAGCCCTCCGTAACTTCCAAAAAGGCGCAGTTAAGGCTTTCGACATCGTTAAGAGCGCGGGCATCTCCGCTTGGGATAATTTATTCAAACCTCTGGCGAAGTATGTCGCAGAGAATACTCTCCCAGACTTCTTGAACGGCATCGGCGAAGCTATGCAACGGCTAGATCCTAGTACCTGGAACAGCGGCTTCGATGGCTTCTTCAGAGGCCTAGAAACTACCGCAGAAGGTATCCTGGATATTCTGACATCCGTTAGCAACGCAGTGTCAGGCTTCTTGACCGTGATGGGGAATATAATCATCCCTCCTGCCCTCTCTGCGCTCGGCATTATCTTCGAGCAAATCGGCGTCTTCCTTAAAGGGATTGGTGAAGGTGTCCAATTCATGTGGGAAGAAGAGCTCCAACCTGCACTCGATAGACTCAATGAGCTCATGGCGCCAATTATTGCAGACATTCAACGCGTCGCTGAGGGGCTCTCGAAAAACACGGCTTTGATGGAAGCGCTGAAAAATACTGGCCAAGTCTTCGGCATTGTAGTTGGCGCGGCTATAAATGCGGTGGCTGAAGCCTTATCTCTACTAGGCGCAGGCATTACCATCATAATTGACTTCTTTATCAACATGGCAGACTTCGCCGTCAAGGCTATTGAGAAGATTGGTGAATTCTTGGGTTGGCTGATCGCAAAAATCCAGATTGGCTTCGAAAATGCTGGCAAGGTAGTCGAGGATATATGGAACGGTATCAAGGACTTCTTCAGCGGGTTGGCTACTACCGTTGGCAATATCTTCAAAGGTATCTGGGATGGCATCAAGACTGGCGCCCAGAACGCATGGAATGGCATCAAGAGTGTCTTTTCTGGTTGGGCATCATTCTTTGGTGGTCTCTGGAATAAAATCAAGAACAAATTCAAAGGCCTTGGCACAAGCATTGCATCTGCAATTGGTGGTGCTGTGAAATCTGGCATCAATGGTGTCATTGGTATGATTGAATCAACTATCAACAAGGCAATTGGACTCATCAATGGTGCAATTGGACTTATTAACAAGATTCCAAGGGTCAACATTGGCAAGATAGGAAAATTGTCATTGCCAAGGCTTGCAACAGGTGGTGTCCTCAAGAAAGGACAGATTGGATTCCTTGAGGGTTCTGGTGCGGAGGCTGTTGTGCCACTTGAGAAAAATAAAGAGTGGATTAAGAAAGTGGCAGAGGACATGAGGATGTCCATTGCTGACGTGAATCAAGCGGATAGCAGAATCAATTACAATGATGCTGTTGATGCATTCAAGGATGCATT